TAGTGGCTTAAAGCCCGGGGACATTACTAAACTTGGCCCCGTCAAAGCCTATCGTCAGAACTTATCAATGCCGGGTAGAATTGCGGCAGGCCTTGGTTCATTGTTTGGACCTTTAGGCAGTGGCTTTCTGATAGATAAGGGAACTCAAGTAATTGGTCTTGAGGACAGTCCTCCAATTGATCCTAATACAGGTTTAGAACTTTCCCCAGCCAGTGGTGGGATTATGGATATGTTGACAGGTGGTCAAGCTGGCTACATTGGAGAAAAAACCAGCAGCATGGTTGATAGCATGATGGACTTCTTTACCCCAAATCAACAGACGACAGATATCCAGCCTTCTGACGTAACTCAGCTATCTATTCCAACCATGACCCCAGAAGAAGTAAATATGTATGAAACATACGGCATCATGCCCGGTGTTTATTAGGAGTAAGCAGTGAAAATCGAAATCAAATTAATACCAGACGGTTTAGATCTGGCAAAAGAGATTCAGGATGGAATGCCTGTCGATCGGATGACCGAGTCGGAAGAAGGCTTCACCTGCCCTATTGCAACGCAGGACGTTGAAACCAACGAAGAGAACCAGCGTTATGCAATCAAGGAAGATCAGTATGGCCCAGCCGTGAACCCAGAAACATCCTGTGGTGAATGTCGCTACTTCAACATCTCACCTGAGATGCAGCAGTGCATGAAGGATGAAAGTGGAGAGGTTGGTTACTGCCAGCTGCTAAAGTTTATGTGTTCTGCCGCCAACTCCTGTGCGGAGTTTGAAGAAGGTGGACCAATCACAAGCGTTGACTACGAATGAACGTCTCAGATTTTATCGTAAAGTATAGGAAAAGCTTGCAAAATCGGATAGAAGACATTAGTTTGTCTCTATCAACTGGTGGTTGTTCAAGTTATGACGACTATCGCGCAATGGTTGGGGAGATTCAGGGACTCTCTTTCGCATTGGATGACTTACAAACCCTGCTCAAAAAGGTAAACCATGACGAAGACTCTCTTAGTACCTGACTACATAGTCGAACAACAAAGAGCAAAAAAAGAAGCTGAAGAAAAAGCCAAGCAAAAACCGCTGAGTGAGAGAGTCCCACAACCTACAGGATGGCGCATTTTGGTAATGCCTTACACTGGTAAGGAAAAAACCGACAGCGGCATCTACATTCCTGACAATGCCAGAGATCGAGAAGCGAGAGCCACGGTTGTGTGCTACGTCGTCAAGGTCGGGCCGTTGGCTTACAAAGATCCAGACAAGTTTGGATCTGAGTCTCAGCCTTGGTGCAAGGAAGGGGATTGGGTGTGCATTGGAAGATATGCAGGTTCCCGCTTTAATATTGAAGGCGGCGAAGTACGCATTATCAACGATGACGAAGTCATTGCAACCATCGTCGATCCAGACGATATAAAAACATACGGAGTATAGTATGCAGGGACTACCACAGGAAAAAGAAGAACTCGACATCATCGAGACCGATGCTGACGAGGAAATTGTAGAACAGGAGGACGCGCAAGCGGAAGCCTCCGAAGCACAGGAAGACGAGTTAGAACAATACTCTGACTCTGTGCAGAAACGGATTAGTAAATTAACCCACCGTTACCGCGAAGAAGAGCGTCAGCGTCAAGCGGCTATCGAGTATGCAGAGGCTGTTAAGAAGCAGAACGACGAGTTAAGAGCACGTCTGGACAAGCTTGACCAGTCCTATGTTGGTGAGTTTGGCAATCGTGTTGATTCACAAATTGCCGCCGCCAAGGAAGCATACAAGAAAGCGTATGACGAAGGCGATGCTGATAAGATGTTCGAAGCACAGCAGAACATCAGCAAGCTTGCACTTGAACAAGCTCGTCTTGAACAGGTTCGTCAGCAGCGCGAACAGATGGCTGCTCAACCACGCGAAGAGCAAGTCGTACCGCAGCAACGTCAGGCTCAACCTCAACAACAGGTACAGCCTGACCCTAAAGCGGAGCAGTGGGCACAGAAAAACGATTGGTTTGGTCAAGATCAAACTATGACATATGCAGCTTTTGGCATACATCGCCAACTTATCGAAGAAGAAGGGTTTGACCCGACGAGCGATGAGTACTATAATGAGCTTGACAAACGAGTTCGTACAGAGTTCCCCCATAAGTTTAAGAACCCTGCACGAGATTCCGGACCCAGAGTCGCTTCTGCTGAGTCCACGGCTTCCAAGTCGTCGTCAAAGGGGCGCAGAACAGTCAAACTGACACCTTCGCAGATTGCTATTGCGAAACGCTTGAATGTTCCGCTTGAAGAATATGCAAAGTATGTGAAGGAGTAAGATTATGGCTACATCAAACAGAACGCCCCGCGAGGCGGAAACTCGCGCAACTAAGTCCCGGCGTAAGCCATGGGCACCGCCTTCGAAGTTGGAGGCACCACAACCACCAGCAGGGTACGCACACCGTTGGATCAGAACTTCCATTCGTGGAGAGGATGATAAGACAAACGTACATGCCAAGCTGCGTGAGGGCTGGGAGCCAGTAAGGGCTGACGAATATCCAGAAATGGAAGGACGTTACCCTGTCATCGAAGAAGGCAAGAATGCTGGAATTATCGGCGTAGGCGGATTAATGCTGTGTCGTATTCCAGAGGAAACGGTCGACGAAAGAACTGAATATTATCGGGAGCAGACCCGCAACCAAATGCGAGCCGTTGACGAAAACCTGATGAGGGAACAACATCCCTCGATGCCTATGTTTAATGATAGGCAAAGTCGTGTAACCTTCGGGGGCAAGAAGTCCTCCGAATAACTTTTAGGAGTAAGCAATGGCTAATACTAATGTAGCCTTCGGCCTCAAGCCGATTAATGCTGCTGGTAGCGCACCTGCTACACAGGGCACAAATGCATACTTCATTGGTAGCACTGCGGACGCGATCTATCAGGGTTCTCCGGTAAAGGCTGACAACGGTGGAAGCATCGTTGTTGCGTCTGCAACTGGGGACACTGAAGCTCTCGTAGGCGTATTTGCTGGCTGTGAGTATGTTTCCGCTTCAACAGGAAAGAAGACTTTCTCAAACTACTGGCCCGGCTCTGGTTCTGCCGACACAGATTTCGATATCATCGGATATGTGTACGACAGCCCAATGCAGCGCTTCATTGTTTGTACAGATGCTTCTATCACTAATGAGGCAACCGCTAAAGCTGCTATCTTTGAGAACGCAGCTATGTCTAGCGGTGCAAGCGGTAGCGCAACAACTGGTATTTCCAGTGCCGCAATGGACATCGACGGACTCTCATCCGCTAATACCTCCCTTCCATTGAAGGTCGTTGGTATTCAGAAGGATGTAGACAACGAAGATTTCGCTGCTGCTGGTATCCAGATGATTGTAATGATCAACAACCATGCATTGCTTCAGGCTGATTCTGAAGCAGCAACAACATAAGGGGGATTAGATTATGGCTATTTCTCGCGCACAACTTGCCAAAGAACTAGAGCCGGGTCTCAACGCCCTCTTTGGCATGGAATACAACCGTTATGAAGGTCAGCATGCTGAAATCTTCGACACCGAGTCATCTGACCGGGCATTCGAAGAAGAAGTTATGTTGAGTGGTTTCGGGGCAGCCCCAGTTAAAAACGAAGGCACCGGGATCTCCTATGACGATGCAAACGAGGCTTATACCGCTCGGTATAACCACGAGACCATCGCTATGGGCTTCTCAATCACCGAAGAAGCTGTTGAAGACAATCTCTATGATCGTCTGGCTTCTCGTTACACCCGTGCACTGGCTCGTTCCATGGCACACACCAAGCAGGTGAAAGCCGCTAACGTACTGAACAATGCCTTCACTGGCGGCGCAAGCGCTGGTGGTGACGGTAAAGCTCTTTGCGCTACCGACCACCCGCTGACCAACGGTGGCACTTTCGCCAACGAACCAGCAACTGCTGCTGACCTGAACGAAACTTCTTTGGAAGACGCTCTGATCAGCATCGCTGGATTCACTGACGAGCGTGGCCTCATCATCGCACTGCGCGGTATGAAGCT